TTATCCCAATCCATTGTTAATCTTCTCTTTTCTGTAATCTTCTAAGTATATGAGTTGGTTTTGAATCTCTTCTATATATTTCTTTGCGTGTTCAGTTTTATAATTAGATTTATAATCAATCATTACTGCATCCCACGGTTCATCAACAACTAGATTAAACAAACCTGTACGATCATAATGGTCAAGCATACCTCTTAATCTAAATAAATGATAATGTGTTTTTGATGTTGGATTGATTTCAAACTTACTTCTTGCGTAAATAAGGACTGAACTAATGAAATGGCAAATGAATGATCTATCAATGCTATTTATTAGAGTGTCAAGTTCATCACTAAATAAAGGATTGAGATAATAGTCATTACGCTTAATAGCTAGCACATTATCTGCAGCTTGCTTGTGGTAAGCAATGATTGAATCATCAAATTGTTGTCTTTTAATAAAATCTTCTTTTGAAAAAACAAAGAGATCATATTTACCAATGAATAAATGTAAGATGCCATTGAAACCGTCTAAAACAACTGTGACATCAATATCACTAGATGGATAATCTAAACCATAGGCTTTTGAACCCCCATAATAAATAAGCAGTATTTCCGTGTTTGGAAATACTGCTTTTACCATATTATAGATCTCATTCATCTTCTACTATTTCCTCATTCGTTACAACTGGTTCAATAACATCAAAATCATCGATGGAATCTTCAAATCCAATGACGTTTTGTTTTAGCCATAAATAACCCATCTCAAGTGAATTCGAGTATAAAAATAACGAATAATCATCGAAAGGGATTTCAATATCAATTTCTTCAATCGGTGATTTGTTAATTGTACGTTTTTCTTTTGATGCATAAGAAGCCACACATATTACAACTTTCTTATCAACATAATTGATATTAAATGCTGTTATTCTATGATATGAAGCTTGAACACCAAACTTGGTATCTAATGCTTTTATAATTGCCATAAGGTCCTCACTTTCTTTTAATCCTATAGACATTGATTGATAAACTATCAGGTGATCCAAGATTTAATCCTGTATTGATATAAATCTGACCTAAAGAACCATTCACTGAATGCACAAAGTCACATGATTTAATGGTTGAATTTCCTTGACCAGATAACGATGTCACACTTTTTCCATATGCAGTCCATTGGACGATATCACTTAAAGATGACCTAAACATCGGTGAAAGTTCAAACGATATGACTTTTGATATACCACTTGTGATGGTCGGTCCTGATTCATAACTATCTTCGATATATTGCACAGTCGTATTTTTTGCACTTCTTGTTTGATAGATATTACTTTCAGTACTTGCGTGATAATTAAGATAGCTCCCAATTAAGGTTGAAGAAGATACCGTTCTATAGTAAAAATAAGTATCCGATAAATCCAATGAGCTGCCATATGTTGAAGAAATGATATGCACTTTATAGATATAGTCTGGATTAAATTGATAATTGATTGTATGGATGTAATCATACCCTTCATATGCATAAACAGTTTCCATCTCTCCACCAATCTTTACAACAGATGATGGTGTTCTTGCATATAAGGCATTGTCATTATAGTTAAATGCCAGTTCACCTAAATAATTCAGTTGTGCAGTTGTTGGTTTGGCCGTACCTCTTTTAACTCTAATGATGGCCATTAATAGGTTCCACCATCAATAATTGAAGATGGTGTCAGAACCTTTGTCTTATCAATACCTAGTTTATAGTTCACTGTTGTTGGTGAGTAATTGGAATCAACGAGTGCAGTATAGACTAAACCGTCAATAATAACAGAGTTGGTATAATCAGTTTCTGATGCAGCAACTGCAATTCCATTAGCATCACTGATATAGACATTTTTAACATTACTTAAAATCGTTCTTTGTGCTTCAGTTAAATGGAGATTACTAGTAACATGGTTATTATAAGTTGTGGCTGCTACACCACCAAGTCCAGCTAGCGTAATCGATACAGCACCAGTGGATCCATTGACACTGGTCACTGCATCGGTTGGTGTTAAGAGTTCTTGCCAGTTAGAAAGCGTTGAATAAGGAGACGCCTTTAGGATAAAAGTTTTATTTAAATCCGTCCTAACGGCTACGTCACCTTCTTGGGCTGCAGTTAATCCTAGCATTGCTGTTTGACTTGCAACGACAAATGTATTTGTCATCGCAATCTTTGGAATAATGCTATCCGCTAGCTTTCCATTTGAATCTAGAATGGGAATATTGCCATTACCTGTTCCAGTATTTTTTGTTGCTGCAGTGCCTAAACCTAATGCTGTAATTTTTGTATCAATTTGAGTGTTAACTTTGGCTACACCTGGTATTTTTAGATAATCAGATTCTGCTAAAGGTACTGAAGTATTTGCTGTTTTATTAGCTTTAGCGATGTATAGATGCTCACCACTAAAATCAACCAGTGGTTCACCTGCTTTAACAGAACCTACTGTCCCAACAATTGGTCCAGTACCAGCTGTCGTTCTTCTTTTAATTTGAATTGTTGCCATGTATGATATCCTCCTATTTTTTTATGAATAAACTTGTTATTTTGTGACTTGAATTTGTAGATGTTAAGGTTACAACACCATTTTCATATGAAATACTTAATGAATAATCACTTGATCCATATCGATATGATACTGCTGTATTCGAACCAACAATAATAAAGAGTAGCTCTCCAGGGAATGTTACGACAGTTGTGCCATTGATAATGACATAAAGAATGGATTCTCTGAGTTCTACAGAATTTGTCCCTGAAAACCGATATGTCCCTGCATTTACTAGTGTTAATGACTTTCTAATAGGTAAGTACTTAATATAGATTTGATTATTTAAATCATTGACTTTTGCTTTATCATTATCGATCAGCTTTCTTGAATAGCTTGTTAGTGTGACTGAGGTGGTTGTTTTTATGTATGCGCATAAAACAAGCTCATATAAACCATCACTTACTAACAGATTATTCATCGTCAATGAAGGATAACTACCTGTTTGTTCTTTTAAATAAAGATTGACTGAATTATTAGTTGTATTAACACCTAATATGACATAACCAAACTTACTAGAATCTGGTGTCACGCCAATGGTTGTTTGATTTTCAATATAGATAATTCTTCCATAAATAGATACATAGCCATCACCTAATGTGATGGTATTGTTGGCCAGTGTATAACTCACTTCACTTTTTAATCCTTTTAATATCCCTACATCACTTGAAAAGAGGAAATGATATAAATCAGAATCAATCTTTGATGTGACATTGCCACCTTCAAATGTGATTTTTTGTAATCCCATTAAAACTCACCTCCATCGATGTCAGTATTGGTAATGGTGATATTGTTCGTCGAAATACTGCCTTTATTTTGACTAAGTAGTTGAATTTTTTCTGTTAGTTTCACGCGATATTCTCCTAATGTTATCCATGCATAATTTAATGAATCTTTAAATCTAATACCTGTAATCACTGATTCATACGTTTTACCTTTATGCATAAAAGATATATAGTCCCCTAAATGAATATTGGTAAAAGGTATAAACACCTTATTTTTCATATCGATCATAAATGTGATATGATGATCCAGTTTAGAGGTGACCATCTCACTTCTTGCTTTTGTTTCTAATGTCTCATAGTCTTTATCGGTATAGATATAGCTTTTTGACATGACACTTGTGTATCTGAGATCTGATGAAGCATGATCCGTGATTTCTCCAGTGGTTAGTAAATAATAGGTTTTAATGCTTTGATAGATTTGATTGTCACTTCTTGGATAAAAGACGATCTTATTAATCAGTTGACTTGTTGAGTCATTGGTTTCAATATTTAAAATGGATGAAAAATCACTTTTGATGATCATGCCTTGTTTCACACTGACAATTCTAAATACAATACCCGTAATACGTCCTCTAACATAAGTAACATCCGTATTAAAGCTGATGCCATATCCTTTTGATACAAGCTCAAATATCTTTGACATACTGACAATGTGGTCAGTTTCAAAGCTAAGACTCCCTGTTACACTGGTTTCTTTGCTTATTGCTAAATAAGGTAGATTTTGTTTATCATCCATGTTGTTTTTAAAATAGTCAGTAATGATTTGATAAATATATCCTGCTAAATCACCAGTAAAACTTGTTGATGGAATTTCTAAATTAAAAATCTCTCTAAAATCAAGCGATTTGATATTTGTTGTCGAATCATCGTTGATCTCTATGCTTTCTAATATGCCTATATATGAATTCACATGATTTTTATATATGACAATGTCACCTATGGTACAGTTGATGTTTGTTTTGTTCACTTTAAATGTTGAGCGTTTAATTAAAACCATATCTAGTGCAAGTTCAAAATCATTACTTACAAATGCATTATCCTTATATTGCAGAGTGCTTCGATCAAGAAATAGTAGTTTCATAAACTATATGCCTAAATAGCCTTCTAAAATCGTAACTCTGCAAATCGACTGTGTTGCAACACCTGGTTTGAACTCAATCTCATAATTCCCATGATCTAAGAAGATGAAATTATCTGTTTCAAAATCCTGATGGCGATAAATATCTGTGATCACACCTGATTCATTCATCACCATTTCTTGTTGACTAGGAATAGCATTTACTGTAAGGGTTATATCTTCTGCAGTTATATATAAGCGTAATGTCGATATGATTTCTCCATCTTTCTTAATTAACACTTCTGGATCCATGACGCTACCTATCATTTCAATCACTAGAGGCGCTTCATTTAACCCTTCATTTTTAATGAATATTTTTCCTTCATAAGAACTTGAATAATAGTAGGGATAGACATATGGATAAACTTTACCACTTGATGAACCATTAGCGATGATTTCATAGGTTTTTTCTTTTAGCCATAGTGATAGTTTCTTAAATATGATATTGCTTTGAATGGTATTTGCTACAAGTTCTGCTTTAGATAAACTTGCGATATCAACATAGCAATATGCTTTAAATGCATTGTTATGGTAATGCAGTTTATAGGATTTGTTGCTTTTGCTAATAAAATCAACAAATGCTTTATAGCCTACATATCCTTTTAAAAAGATAAGTGTTTCACTAATTTCAGTTAAAGGGATATTATATTCAGAACGAGCATATAAACGGTTATATTCTAAATATTTCATATCAAGTGAAAAACCCAGACCACTCACTTGTGCGATAATGGTCTGGTGTTTGTGATTGAAATAATAGATGTCGCCGAATTCATTTTCTAGATAAAATTGTCTAATCAAATGACACTACCTCCTAATGCTTTATTGATGGAATCGATATCAAATGTAGGCGATGTCGTATTGATGGTGATATGGTTCGTATTACTTGTTGATTGACTTGAATTTGAATTGTTAACTGTACTAGACCCTTTCAAATTAAAGGTGTCTGAAAAGAAATCGCCTATGCCACCAAAGAAGCCACTCACCTTTTTAGCAGCATTTGATGCAAAATCACTGATACCATCTGTGACTTTATTGGCAATATTAGATATACCATCAGTGACGCTTGAAAAGGTATCTTTTATTTTGCCACCAAAATCACCAATCTTTTTTGGGAGTTCACCAATCCATTCAAAAATCTTTTGAATAAACTCGATGATTTTTTGAACGACTTTTAAGATAGGATCAAGTACAGTCTTTAAGACTTTAATAGCAGGCACTAATATCGCTTGTAAAACATGACCTAGCATTGTAATCAGTGGTGCAAGCATTTCTAAGATTTCAGCAAACATACCGACTTGCATGATGAGTGGCATCAAGATGACATCTAAAATAGGCACTAATAAATCAATAAGCATAACCACTAAATCAATAATCACATCGAGTATAGGCTGTAGTGCAGTCATCAGTGCATCCACAATAGATAAAATCGGTGGTAAGAGTTGCATGAAAGTTTCCATGAGTTTACCAAGCAATGCTCTAAACTCTTCACTTTGAAATAACGCCATCGCTAAAATGGCGATTAGAGCGCCGATACCAAGTGTAGCAAAGTTTATCCCTGCACCAGCAAAAAGCCCCGCAGAACCGACACCTTTAAGCGTCATGGACACAATATTAAGTAGTGGCCCAACTTTACCTACAATGGATAAGACAGGTCCTATGGCGGCAACCAATCCAATCAGTGTTGCGATCATCTTCTTCGTATCTGAATCAAGATTATTCCATCTAAAAACCCAGTCTTTGACTACTGGAATCATTTCATCTCTTACTTTGATAATTAATGCTTGTAAAATAGGCATCATGGTTGTTGCAATATCAATCCCTAAACTAGATAGTGCTTGTTTGGTTCTATCCAGTGCATCCGTAAACTCACCCGCTTGAGCCGCTTGTTCATTGGTCACAATACCTAGATTTCTCGCTTCTTGTCTTAAGTCTTTTATGGTAGATATTTCACTTGATAATATCGGAATAAGTTCTGTTCCGATTTTCTCACCAAAAAACTTATTAGCTACACCAACTCTTACCGCCTCATCTTCGACTTTACTGAGGGCATCACTAATGATTTCAAAAGCCTCATCAGCATTCTTGCCTTTGATATCATCTACAGTTAATCCGATTAATGCTAAACTATCCGAAACTTTATCTGCGTTACCTGTAGCTATATCACCTAGGATGCCATTGACTTTTATAAAAGCCTTATTAAGACTTTCAGTTGATGATCCCATGATGGTTGCAACATGATTCCATTCTTGAAATGCTTCTGCAGACAATCCAATCTTTTGTGCCGTATCTCCAATAGAATCCGCTGTATAAGCAGCTTTAACTGAAAAGGCTGTTAAAGCAGAAACGGCTCCTAAGATAGGAACCGTGACAGATTTTGTGAGCGTTGAACCAATTTTACCAATCTTATCGAATTTAGCATTGTTTAACTCTTTAATTTTATCATTGGTCTTACCAAGCTCATTATTAAGTTTTGAAATTTCAGCTTCAGTATATTGAACATTACGTTTTAACTTATTAAATTCTTCTTGGCTCATATCACCAAGTTGTACAGCTTTTTTTGCTTTTGTTAGTTCTTGATTTTGTGTTTCTAGTTTCTTCTTTGTTTGGGTTAAGATATCATTTAGTTTACCTTGTTTTGATTTCCATAGGTCTAAATTGGATGAATCATAACGAAGGTTTGTATTAATCGCTTTTAGATCTTTATTTTGTTCTTTAAGATCTTTTTTGATGCCATTGAGTTCATTTTCTAGATCTTTACCATCAAGTGTTAATTTTATATTTAGTCCTTTGACAGTTTCTGCCATTAATACGCACCTCCTAAAGTAGAAATCTATCTATATCGCTCTGTGTTGCTCGTTTGTATGATTCTTTTCCATTACCTACATTCACTTCAAGCGTTACTACATCGAAGTAAGTTGCTAAATCAAAATACTTTGCATCTTCGATAGATATGCCTAAATGTGCAAGATTGAAGATAATGTTTGCGGTTATGTTGACATCATCATTTTTTTGCGGGTGGTTTGGTTGTGGGTCTTTTCTGAAATGTCCCGAGCATTTCACCAATCGCATTCGTTAGATTTTCAAGTTCATTTTGATTGCTCAATAAAGAAAAATCCAATGACATTAAAAAGTCATTGTACGATTCTTTGCTAAAAGGTCTATTTAAAATGTAAATGATTCGAAAGATCGTATCGATCACCGAAGATAAATCTTCTTCTTGTTTGATATTTGATTTTTCTAACTTTCTTATATCACTAAATAATTCTGTTGAAAATACGTTACGATAGTCAATGATCGTAAACAATGATGAATGTAGGCGATAGTCTTTGTCGCCTAGTTTAAGTGTTTTTTCCATGTGCTCTCCTAATTAAATGTTGGTAAACTCGGTGTCGTAGTCAGAAAAGTTGGATAGTTACTATCTCCTACGCCTGCAATGACTCTAAGAATGAGATTGTTTCCAGATTCAATGGGTCTCGCTGTGATATTCAGCGTGATTGAATTTGCTTCGATAGAATCTGCTTTTGATTTACTTGCATCACCGGATGGTGTTGCTGTACATAAAAAATACCAAATGCGTCTTGCTTTGATATCTCCTTGAATTTCATAACCTAATGCAAAGGTCTTTGTTTCACTATTGACAACTTCTACTAAGTTGCCGTTTGTATCTTCTAATACACCAAAGATGTCTTTTTTAAAGACATCATCAATTTCAGTGAATTTAAGTGTGACTGTTGTTCCTGAATTTGAGACTAAAGTTGCGATGACTTTATCATCTGCATAGACTTGAGTGCTACCACCGATGGCTTCGGTTGTAATCTCTTGTGCACCTTCTAAGCGTTTCGGTGTTGCAAATGTCCAACTACCGTCTTCTGCTTGTGTAGCAAGCGCATAGTGGACGTTTGTTAACCCAAATGTTACTTTATTGCTCATTTAAAATACCTCCTGTTTGATTTCATATACTCTGTTGACTGAACCGTCTTCATTGACAAACTCAGATAATAAGTCATATTCATAACCCATAAAATAAAGGGATGCTTCTAATACTTCTTCTAAAACTAAATTCTTTTTTTCAGTGATTAAGCTAACTTGAAAGGTTGCGACTTTCGCAATGGCTCTGTCATCTGCATAGACAATCGCTCGATTACTTAATTCTTGATAGATAATGTAATTTGGATCTTCTTCTAAGCCATCTCTTGTTCCATAAGATACCTTTCCAGGTAATACAGAATTTAGAGTTTCAAATAATGCTTCTAGTTTTTCTTGCATTAAATATCACCTTTTTCAATAATCGATTTGATATCTTCTAACATTTTTGGTGTTAATAAATCATAGGCTGGACGCATAAATGGTCTAGGTCCTACATATTTGCCACTGCGATGTGTAAATCCAAACTCAAGTAAATGGGTTAGTTTTCCTTTGTTGCTAGAAAAAATAAAGATCGTCTTATCGATACCACGACCTTGTGCTTCTGCAACAAAAGAATCAGCAAATGGTTTTGAACCACCACTTCTTGGTGCATGTGATTTGATATACTTTATGATTTCTTGTGCTGTTTCATCTAGCCTTTTTTCAAGTTTTACAGTCACTTCTTGTGCGTAGTCTTCTACCAGTTGAGAAATCTTAGTCCCCAAATCATCAAGTGTAACCAATAACATCACGCTTTCTGATTTTTGTTTTATTTAGGTATAGTTCAATAAACTGTCCTATCTGATATGTTCTTTCAATTTTATATATAACACCAGCAATATCTGCATATTTACTGTTGTCATATAAAAAACTTTGTAATTTGAGTGCAATGTCAATTTTAATGTTTGAGCGTTTACTCTCATAATATTCGTTTGATGTAATACTGAAACTGATGCCGATCACTTCTTTTGATTGTTGAAGTTGATAAGTTGTAGATCCGATAGAATTTTGAATCAGTTCCATGGTTAGTAGTGTCAATCTGATATTAGGTGAATTAGGATACATGATAATTAGCTCCTTTAGTTAGTGCAATCTGTCCAACCAACATATCAAATGTCTTCGGTAGTTCTTTTGCACTACCATCATTCTTAAAACCAAAGAATGTTTTCACATAAATAATGATTAATGTACTAACCATTGGATTTGATTCGTCATTTATATAAGAAGGATCAACCCCACAACTCATTAGATATGCTTTGCAGCTACTAATGTGAGTCTGAAGCTCGTCATCAGCGTACGATTCTGATAGGGGGATGAGTAGTGCTTTTTTTACAATGTCTAGTATGGCCATGAGATCAATCCTTTCTTACCATATTAATAAGCTTTAGCGATTAAGCTGCAGCTTTCTTTTTGATACGTAGGAAGCCGTTATAGCCGACTACGTTACCACCGGTAAATACTGATGCTTTATAGCTTATGATGCCATCTTTAAATTTATAGTCAGTCGATTTACCAATTTCTACTGATGAGAATACAGGCACTTCATAGTTTTTAAGCGCACCATATGCAATTCCATATTCACCTGCAGCAGTATTGCTATCAGCAATCGCTTTACAATGTGAGTTGATGATGTACGGAATACCATCAATGGTTTTATTGACATAATCGATTAAGTGAACTTTTCGTCCTTCTTGAGTCTTAAGTCCTGCAAATGCACGTAAGTCATTCTTATTTAAGATAAGCACTGCGCCACCTTCAACTTCTTCATCTCCACCATAGGCAAAGACAATGTCATCTAAGGTTGAATCCGTAATGGCTTCAATTTCAAGTGCTGGCTTATCTGCAAGTGCAACTGCTGCATCACTAAAAATTCCAGTGAATGTATTGGTTGTTCCTGCACCACGTAAGATTTGTTCACTGATTTTCTTCTTTAGTGAAATATTGATGTTACGGAGCACTTCTGCTTGATAAGGAATTGCAGGAAGTTTTTCAAGTTCTTCTGTGATTTCTGTATAAGCAGTAATCTTCACTTTTGAAATCGTTAAGTAACCAAATGCAGGTTCTGTTTCACTGTAAGGTTGTCCTTCAAGCGTTGTACCTGCTAAACCATTACTTTTAACAAATGACTTCTTATAGGTTTCACCACCATTTAAATTGATCACATTGACGCGATCCACAAGCGTTGATACTTGTGAAAATGGAACAGGTGCTAACCCAGAAGCGGTATGTTCAGGTAATAAGATCTCTTCACTAGAAACTTGAATGACTCTACTCTCACGTAAACTTGCTGCGCGTTTTTCGAGTTTATCTTTATCGATTTGATTACGATTATCGATAATGACTGGTTTGATTTCTGCTTTGGTAGCAATCGCCATTTTCTTATCAATCATTGTACGCTCTTCTTGAAGCTTGGTCGTTTCGTTTTCTAATGTTTCAAGATTAGAAATATCTGATTCATTATCTACAAGACCTCTAATTTCAGTCAGTCTTGATTCAATTTCTTTTCTTCTTAATTCTAAGTTCATGATGCTAATTCTCCTTTTCAAATTTGCGTTTTTATTTTAATACGTTTTTTAATTAAAATTGATTTTTGTTTTTGCTCTTCTAACTCCATAGCCTTTAGTTCTAAATCCATAGATTCTAAAGAACGAGCGTATATAGATGTTGCATCATATGCCGGTGTATCCACAACCGACACATCATACAACCTTTCTATCTTAGTAATAGTTCTTTTGGGAATGCTTCCTTCGCGGTTCCAGACTTGTTCATCAACCGTAAAAGCAAAACTCATTTTATCTAAGAGTCCACTTCTTACCATTTTATAGATATCTTGGTTTGTATGGGTATCTAACAACTCTGCACGTACCCTTAGACCTACATTATCTATGGTTAATGATAAGGATTGATTCTTAGTTCGAGCAATGATTAAAAAAGAGTCCATATGATTGTATTTCATAGGAACATCCTTCATTTTGGTACCACTTAAAGCTCTTGAATCGATTTCTTCTATAAACCCATAGGTTTCATCACCGATAAGTGTTTCATTATTAAATATTAAAGCATAGCCTTCTAAAATCATTTTGTCATCTTCTTCATGAAGTGTGACATCTGCGAGTCTAGTCTCTTTAATCATTCTGTCTGACCTCTACTTTTTTAGGCTTTGTAGCTATTTGTTTTTGATATTCATATTCAAGCTCAGAATCCTTGTAAAACAAGGACTCTAACTTTTCTTTTTTACAGTATTCATCAATAATGATTGCTTTTTGTTTTTGTGTTTCTAAGATGACTTTAAGTGCATCTTCTGATATTTTTCCATTAACTGTTACTCTCATCTTTAGGTTCCTCCGTTCCTACTTGATATTGGTTTGCTTTATCGGCATCGACAAAGTTTAATGACTGAAGTCGTTTATTGCCACCTTCAATAGGTTCTAATCCAAGTAATGCTCTTGATTCATTAAGGGACATAATCCCTAAGCTCATCAGTTTTTCAATGGCTGTCACTTTGGTATTCCATGAAGCATATTGTAATCTTTCACTATAAAAAATGATTTCTTCTCCACGTTCCAATTGATTATGCGTAAGTAGACCTATAGAAAAAGCCTCACTCAGTTGAATAGCTAAAGGCTCAATGGTTGATTCATAAAACGAGTTAAATTCTTCTTCAGAATATTTACTTGTGAATATTGGGACTGACACACCAAAGTAATCAAGTATCTTTGACTGTAAGAACTCGAGTGTATCTTTATCTATCAGTTTAGGGTCAACATCTAAAGGAATGTATTCGCTCTTTAAATCAATGGGAATAATCGAGCTTCCTTTGGTATTAACTGAATCAGATAAAGCGATATCAAAAAGCTCTCTTTGTTTTTTCTTATCAACTTCTGATAACATCCCATTCATCTTAACAATCCCTTTAATCTGCATCGATGACTTGATCGCATTATCAATCCCTTGTAATAAACTATCATTAATTGAGATTGTTTTAAGAATAGCTTCATGATCACCACTTGATCCATTACCACCAAAAATATCGTTTTGCCCAAAATGTCGTCTTAAATGGATGATATTATCATAAGGTAAAATGTATGAGTCACCATTATCAAACAGCAGCTTAATAAAATAATTATCAGAACTGTCAATAATCATTTCAACCGTAATCGGTCTTAATGGATAGATGCCTTTTAGCTCTCCTGTATGTTTATCAAACTTTGGATAGATAAATGCATTATCGTTTAATAAGAGCAAAGTGATTGTTTTGTAGATGAAATCATAAGGTGTCATAACCTCATTTGGCATATACTTCAATAAAAAAGACAATCGACCTTTTTTCTCAGTCACTGTCTTATCGTTTTCAGTTTTAATGTATCTGGGTTTAAGTTTAGCACATTGGCTAGCGACTCTATCAATACATATCTTAACCACATCACTTTTTGAGATATTCGTTCCAAATGGTGTATAAAATGTATTTAAATTATTAATTAACTGGAGTGCATCAAATGATCCAGTTTTATTCTTTCTTTTAATAAGACCCATGTGCACCTCCTAAATCATATTTTCATAATCAGTCTTGTATCTATTTAAAACGACATAAGCAATAATTAAAGCCACTGTACCATCAATTCTTTTATATTTTGAGTTAAGTTTGGATGGTTGGATGTTTCCATTTAAATCAACCTTTGCTTGTGTATTTGATAAACACCACTTCATAATTGGATTGTTATTGTAGTTAACTAAATTGTTCTTTAAATCAGCTTCTAGGATTTTCATGGGTTCAGACAATGAATAGATACCTTGTCTGACTTTATCCATATTAAAACCTAAGTCTTCCATTTCTTTAATCCAGTATTGAGAGTTCCAAGGATCATACCCAACCCATAGTGGTCTAATACCATAGGTTTGTATCATTTTCATAAACCACTGTGTGACTAAACTAAAGTCATTTTGATTACCTTCGGTTAAGGTAACAAACCCTTTTTTTATCCAGATATCATATGGTACGTTATCTTCTTTAACTCTTTTTTCTACAACTTCACTAGGCATAAAGAAATGTGAAATCACATACTTTTTATTACTATCTCTTTTTTGAATGACAAGTACTGCAGCTGTCAAATCAGTTGTGGATGATAGATCTACACCACCAATAGCATAAGAATCTCTTAGTTCATCCATTAAGTACGTATTTTCATTGTTAAAATCATCAAAGGTTAACCACGATCCTGAATCTGCTTGTTTAATATTGAAGTCTTTACATAGCATCGTCACTCTTGTAGATAAATCGTGTTTTGATTTGTTCATGACATCTTCTAAGTACAATGGTGTTTTAACAACACCAATGCTTGGATTTGATTTTTGCCAAGTGGATTGATCTTCATATATTTCTTTGGTTGAGTCTTGCGTATATAACCAAGGAAGTACTCGATGATCTGATATCTCACCTTTTAACATCTTTCGTGCATATTCTAGTTTACTGTCTAAAAAACCACCAACGGTTGTCCCTTCAGTGGTTATGATAAAAATGAGTGGTTCTTTTTTAGTTGATTGAGATTGTTTGATTGCGTCATAGACCTTTGAATCGGTCATCTCATGGACCTCATCAATACAACCAACCTCGATATTGTAGCCATCCTTATTTCTTGATTGTGCTGATAACTTCTTTATTTTATTCTTTGTTTTTGGTGAATAGATATGAAAGATGTTCTTTTTGCTTCTGGTATCTTTAGATAAAGCTGGTGATTGCTCTCTCATATTATTTATCTCTTCAAAAAGAATGTTCGCTTGCTCTGTTGTATTCGAAGCACATACTATATCGACACCACCACTTGATAGAAAGAATTCAGCTAAATCAATCCCAGCAACAAATGTTGTTTTACCATTCTTACGAGCAATCAGTAAGATAACTTCATTAAACCTTCTGAGTCCTGATTTAGCCATTTTGAATCCATATGCTGTTTGAACGAGTGCTTTTTCCCAAAGCTCTAAAATGAATGGCAATCCATTAAAAGGTGACTTCGTGTGTTTACAAAATGTTTCAATAAAATCAATTCTTAGGTTACCTGGCTTTTCATCGAATATATATGTTGGGTTATCGAGATCTTTTATGATCTGATCTAACTGCGTTTTTAGTTCTTGCCCAACGATGATATTACCATTTTCAATTTCATTGTAGTATTCGATTAAATAGTTCATTCAGATGCTCTCTTGAGAAAATCATCAAATGCATCATCTCCATCATCAACTTGTGTACCAAGAATTGTATTTAATGTTTTAATAACTGTGCCATAAGAATTCACAAGTTTTGTATAATACTTGGCAGCTTCTGTTTGGCGTTGTGTGCCTTTACTAGATATTTGAATTGCTCCATGTTTTTTGATTTGTTCTTGCAACTTATCAAGTTCCACCTTCATAAATGCAGCTTGATAAATTAAACTATCTACTAGTTCTGTCTTTGATTCATCTACCAAAGAAAAAAGCGACCTCAGTCGCTTGTATTCATTATTAATCATAAATATTGAAAACCTCTTTTCTGATTTTCAAAAAATCTGTCTTGTGTTTTTTAATTGCCCCATACGCGGTACCCCTCGCATAAAATTATAGAGAGTAGGGCGGGGGTTACTATATTCTTCTTGAGCCAACTCTAGGTTCTAAATATTCATGTAACAATTCTTCAATACTACCTAGAATAATGTTTTCAGCTTCATTCGGAGTACCTTTGGTACTCTTATATTCATCTTTCATCGTAAACAGGTACACTACAAAATTGTCTAATAGATTATTACGAAACTCTGTTTTCAATTTTAGTGAATTAGGGGAACTTTCTGTATTTGAGTAATGTTGCTTTAATCTAGTTTTAATTGATTTACTTTTGCCGACATATAGGATTTCTTTATCCTTTAATGAATAATTACCATCATTTAAACTAGAACCACACTTAGTCCAATTAAATTTTTTATTAAGTTCGACTTGATTCTTCATAATAAAAACATAGACACCACGTTTAGCCTTAAATGAAAGTGACTCTAAATCTTTTTCAGTTTCAATTTTATAGACATTATCAAATAAGGTTCCATTAAAAATAATGCTCTTAGATGTAACATACTCAACAATCTTATTTTTTTCTTTTTTTACTTCTTCTTTTATAGTATTTAAAGCTTTATTAAAATCACTCATTCTAGCACCCCCGTTTTATAATCATTATATCAAACATGAATAATAAAAACGAGATTTTATTTGTGAATGAAGTTTCCATCCTCATCAAATTCTTTCTCTTTAAAAAAACGCTTGTGTTCTGCATTGTGACATTTTTTACACAAAAACTCTAGGTTGTCCTGATTTAAACTAATCATTGGATCTACTACATTTTGAACTGTAAGTTTTATGATATGATGAACTTCTTCACCAAGTGCACCACAGCGTTCACACTTCCCATTAGCTTTTCTTATTTTGATTTCTCTAGCTAACTTCCATGCTGCTGATTTGTAAAATCGATGAAGTTCTTTAGGCTTTTTCATATAGTTTTTTAAGTTCAGTAATTTTATCGTCTACATGTTCCCAACGAACCTCTAAATCTTCTCTACCGAAATGTCCATACTTTGCCAGCTCCTGGAACTTTACCTTATCCAAGTTCAGTTCTTTTATTATGTTATCTGGTTTAAAGTTAAACACTTTGTTAATGAGTTCTTGTATTTTATCATCTGATGTAATGCCAGTATTAAATATATTTACTAAAATACTTATAGGACTAGCAATGCCAATTGCATAACTCAAGTGAATCTCGCAGTGTGTCGCCAATCCTGCCCCTACAACGGCTTTTGCTACGAATCTGGCATAATAAGCCGCACTGCGATCAACTTTGCTTACGTCCTTTCCTGAGAAAGCACCACCTCCATGTTTAGCATAACCACCATAGGTATCTACAATAATCTTTCGACCAGTTAATCCTGAATCTGCATAAGGACCACCTATCACAAACTCTCCTGTTGGATTGATTAGAATTTCAGCTTCTCTGATTGTTTTATCATCTAAAAATTTTGTTAGGATTTCATTAATAATTATATCTTCATATAGTTCTCTACGTATCCACGATTTTGTTTGTACTGATACAACGATTGTTTGAACCTTCTTAGGTTTACCTTTTTCATATAAAACAGAAACTTGACACTTACCATCTGGACCAAAGATATGTGCATATTGTTCTTTACGAGCTTTGTCCATCTCTTTGGATATTTGATTTGCTAACATGATTGGTAGTGGCATTAACTCTGGTGTTTCATTACAAGCATAACCAAACATAATCCCCTGATCACCTGCACCTTG